CTGTTTTTTTTATTTATGTATTATTTTTTTTTGTTCTTTGCTCTCGTTTTTACTTTGTTTTGTTTACGCCTCTATTATATTTTTTTTGCGCTTGCCTGTTAAGTTTTTTTATTTCGGGCGTGTCGTTTTTTTTATTGACACTGTGTCAATGGTTGTATATACAACAATCTGTGTTTGACTAAGTTACGGTAACGTAACCGTAGCTATCGGCCGTTCGGTAGCTGTCTTTTATTTTTTTGCTTTGTTTTGTTTTCGGGCGTGTCGTTGTTTTGTTTGTGTTATGATGTAGTTATCAAGTTCAAGGGAAAGGAAAATAAAATGAACACCGTTGTTTCGTTTGATTGGTGGAACAAGTCCATCACAGTGGCATTCATTGACTACAATACCGCGCACTATTTCTCGTTGGGTAACGTCGTTACCGTCAAGGGCGCAAAGGAGCGCATGCGCCGTGAATTGCGTAGGGAGACGGGCGTGGAATTGTCCAACCTGAAGTATTGGCGGACGGACGGTTCCGTTGACTACTATCAGGCCAACAGGAGGGGAGAATGATGATGGCAAATAAAATGAATACCGTGATAGTTATCAGTTGGTGGGCTAGGACAGCTGTTGTTTTCTTCACGGATATTGATGATTTTTACATGCTGGACATTGGGAAGAACAGAACTCTTCGAGGTGTTAAGTCTCACGTTCGCAAAGAAGTATCCGGCAAGTATGATGTCACACTCTCTCGTATGAAGCTCGTGAAGGACACACCTCCGGTTACGTTTTTGCTTGCCAAGCGTGTTGAAAAGGAGAATTGATATGTTCGCTTCCGTCCTCATTATCTGCGTATGCGTTTTTGGTGTTGTCGTCGTTTTTGGTATGATATAGGAGATCTTATGTTTAGCGTAATACAGTTTCTTCTTTGCTTGGCAGGTTTCGTCGGTTGTTTGTCCGCTATTGTTCTTATGGTATTCACGGCTGAGGAGCTTTGGCCGTGTGATATTTGGAAGATTTCGCTTCTTGTTCTTTTTGTAATTGTGTTGTGTTTGTGTGCTGCTTTGTTTGTGGGCTTGAGCGCGGTGCCGGTTACAGCCTGATAGGTGGTGATGTTATAATAGTGTGCATGATTGTTGCCGTCTGCATTCTTTCCGTGCTGTTTCTCACGATGGCCGCTACGGTGTTTTGCGAAGCGCCGCGTGATATGCGTGACGTCTTTTGTTTTTTGGCTATGCTCGCGTTTTGCGTGATTGTTGTATTGGTTTTTGTTGTAAAGGGGCTTTGAAATGGCTTATTGCGATACGAAGGTTGCCACGTTCTCTTCTCGGTATCATGGTGGTGAGGTTGGATTGTGGTATTGTCCGCATTCTTCGTCATATGAACTGAGATATAGGGTGGCGTTTTACTCGCCGAACGGACTTTGTTCGGCCATCGCAGTGGCGTCGTATAGTGCGGCCGATAATACTCAGGTTGCGGCCCTCGTGCTGGACGCAATCGATATCGCCCGCACGCCTTTATTGGAGAGGGATTAGCCATGTATTTTCGCGGTTGGGTACACTCATGGGTGTGCGGTATGTGTCCGGACGCCGATAGTTATTGGAGGTTGCGCGCGTTCTGGGCCGGAAGGCAGCATAAGCGGAGCGCCACCAATCCGCCGAAACGGTGCCCTCGTCCTGACGTGTGGCTGAACATGTGGCTGTATGGTGACAGTGATTTTGTTGACGAATTGGAGTTTTGAGACATGTATAGCACTTTTGTGGCTCTCGCATACTTGAGGGATGCGCGCAAACCGCCTATCGAAGTCGGTTACGCGCCCTCATATAAGGATGCGGCAGACTTGGTTAAACGGTGGGCGGCTATCCGCTCTCATGTGGAAAATATCAGCTATTTTAAGGTTGAGGAACAGTATTATGTTTAACCGTGGCAATGATAGAACGCCTATCTATCGCATGCGCCGGTTTGATGATGCTATTATGGAGTCGCCTCGTATTATCAAAGCCACGCGTGGACATACTCGCGAACTCAATCTAAAACGGTATGACGTTGGATATGGCGATTATGAGGCGTGCTGCCGTGCCGTCAATATGCTGTGCGAGCTGTGGCGTGAAGCGCCTAGTGAGTGGTTTACACAAGCGGTGATTGCCGTATCTCAGATATGCGGCAGTCTGACCATGTGGGACGGACTCGCCGCCGCCCTATGCCGCACGTTCGATGTCGAATATTTGGACGGTTCCGTCAATCCGCCTAACCTGATCGCATGGTGCGCCGTCTGCGCCGTCAAGGGCGGCACGTCGTACGATTGCTGCACGATTTTCGACAACCCGCAAGCGCAAAATCTGATTATCGCCGTATTTAAAAATTTTGACAGACTGGACACGACTCGTTATACTGATAGTGATTTAGAAAAAATCTTACTGCAAGGGAGGTAAAAAATTGTCTAGAACCAAAACCGATATATTTCGTACGCGCGTCTATGCCGTGCTCAAAGGCATGGAATTGGTGGATGGCGATTTCATGGAAGCCGAACACGTTATCGACGGACGCTTGAAGGATGCACGCGCGTATTCGATTCGTGCGAAGAGACTGTTTCCGAATTTCATCCCGCGTTCCATTGAAATTTTTTCGCAAAAAGTCTCTATGAACGAGGAAACTTTCTACAAGTATGCAACCTTTGAGGAACCGCAGAAGTGGAACCCTGAAGAGCATACAAAACGACACGCCGACGTTGAAAATAATGAAGACGTATGACATAAAAGATTTTAGGCGCAAGCCTGAAAACAAAATAACAACAATCTAGGAAAGGTTAAACAATGGAAAACAACAATAATACCGCACTCGTCGCATTCAACACCGAAAACACCGAACTCGGCACCGTCCAACACTTCATTGACACCTCGACGCGCGAAGGCAAAATCAAGCTTTACAGCGCGCTACAGAACGCGGAAAAGCTTGACGAGCATCTTAACGAGCCGTTGAACATGACAAATGCCGTCGCTCAGGCGGTGCAGGTGACCGACGATCAGACGGGAGAAATCTCCAACACCGTGCGCGTCATCATCGTGACCGACGACAACAAGGCGTATGCGGCCACCTCCCCGACTCTCGCCGCAGGACTTAACACCATGTTCGGCATCTTCGGCACGCCGAACACTTGGACTGAACCGCTGTGCATCAAGGTGGTTGAACGCCGCTCCCGCCGTGGCTTCAAGTTTTTCAGCATCGAGCCGGTGGACGAGGAAACCAAGTGAACAGCTTGATATAATCGTTAGGTAGCGTTCATTCATAGAGAGCACCCATTGGGTGCTCTCACCATCTTAAGGACTGTGCCATATGCCTCGGAAGCAAAAGCATGTCAAGGCACGTCAGGCCGCGCAAGCACGTGCCGCCCGCAATATCAAACAGCTTGGCGCCTACTCACACTCGAATCTCGCCAAAACCGCAGACAAACAACTCGTCAATATCGCCAAAACCTTGGGCAAGGAGTGGGAGCGGCAGAAGAAACAGGCCATAGCGGACGCGAAGGCAACCCCATATCATGCCGCCGCAGTCGAAAAACCGACGAAAAAAGACTATATGTTCGCCCAACGCACGCCCATAACAGACGCGCAGATTGACGCGGAACCGGTGGCGAAACGACGCAAACTGCTCAGGCAACAGCAGCGGAAAATTGATACGGCACGACGGAAAATCAACGAATGGAACAAGGCGCAAGCCATGCCCGCAAAAAGCGTGTACGACCAACGTGTGGCCGAAATCGCCGGAACCACCGGCGAGGGTTTCGGACGCAATCAGATCATTCCATCAAAACTCACCGATTTTCTCCAAATGACGAACGTGCTGTCAGATGAAGCGTTTGTGCGCTCCCAATTAGAAAGCGGGCACCGTAACGAATTGCTTGAGCAGATGCACGACGCCGCCGAAATATTAGGACTGCGTACAGAGCAGAAACGCAAACCGTCCAAAAAGCGGAAAACGGGCAAGCAGAGCAAAGACTTGTACGGTGATCATGAATGGCCGTCATACATGAGTCGTGGCCGTTATGCGGTGTTCGAGAAAATCTTGGCCACCACGCTCGGCTCGAAACGGCTGAAACGATTCCATCAACTATCGGCAGCGCAGAAACGCGCGTTCATCGAAATGACGGACGCCCCCCGTATAGTGTTCGACTGGACGATATATGACCCCGTTCGTCACGGTTTTACGTCGATATTCCGTGATAACAACAAGGGTTATCAGCGTTCCCGCAAGCAGTTTGACAGGTGGATGGCGGAAGCGGGCGCGTTGGAAAAGTAGCGGATAGCAACCGAGGAAAGTTGTACCATGACTGCGCAAGATAAAAGAGTTGGATTATGGTGCGCGGATAACGCCATACGATTCACGGACGGCACCGTGCTACGTGACATTATCGCCCCTAACCGCCTGTTGGCGTCCATCATGTCGAGTGGCAAACTCACAATTTATGTGGCTAATCCAGACGTTTTAGACCCGTTTATTGCGCACGTCGTGCACTCTCTCCCGCACAACGAGCATAATGCTGACTTGAGCTGGGATGCGATAGTGTCGAAAAAAGGCAAGTTCTTCAGCTTCACGGTGCGTATCGACCGTGAAAACTCGGCACGCTTCTTTGACATTTCCAATCTCTTGCGCGAAAACTGTCGTCTTACCATGACCGACGCTCAGCTACTCAATATTTTGCGTGAGTATGATAATCGTGGCCTGTGCAAGATCACGGCGGGCGGTGCGAGTATGGAGGCGTTCGCGTCCGGCGAGTGGAAATGGTATTACGACAAATTCCCACAATTGGAATCCGAAACTAAAAAGTCATTGCATGATGCCTATATCGGCGGATTCATGTTGGACAAAGAGGGAACTTATAGCAAGGCCATCGACGTTGACTGTAATTCCATGTATCCGTCCATATTGCGGGACGAGTGGTTGCCGTGGAGTGAACCGGAACCATACGACGGAAAATATGGGCAGGATGATGACATGCCTTTGCATTGTGATGAAATCACGTTTCGCGCGGAACTCAAGCCAAACGGATACCCCTTTTTGTTGGACAACCGCAGCGTGTACGGTTTGAACCGTCTCACCTCAACTCGTGGATACATCACGCGCGTGCTCACTGATATTGACCAAGAACTGCTTTGTGAGAATTATGACGTGAGCGTCTACAAGTATGTTAGGGGGTGGAAATTCCGCCGCTCAAAAGGCTTCTTCCGTTCTTTTATCGACGAATGGGGAGACTTAAAACAGCGGGCGACTGGCGAGAAACGGCAAATGGCGAAACTGATTATGAACGCGCTCGTAGGTAGAATGGCGAGTCTGCCAAAAGGCGCCGTCATGCTGCCAACCTCTAAAGACGGTGTTACCTTGGACTGGGATGTCGCGCAACGTGAAGAGTCGAATCTGAAAACCGACTATCTTCCCGTTCCCGTGTGGGTCAACGCTTATGCCCGCCGAAAGCTTATGGACGTCTGCCGTGCGAACGCCGACAGACTGTTGTACGCAAATACGGACGGTTGTATTTTGAGTGGCTGGGAGCCGGTGGAATCATGTGACATCCATCCCACCGAATTGGGCAAGTGGAAGATCGCCGCGAAATACGACCGGCTGACCATTCTCGGCATGAACAGGTATCAAGGATGGCGAGATGACGGTGAAGTGGATGTGTGCATGGCTGGAAACATGTTTTCCCAGCCTATCCCTTATGAGGAGTTTAGGCATGGAACGCAAGTCATGGATGATTACGGCACAATGGTTGTGTTATAATATCCCTGTCTTCTTGAGCATTGATTTTCGACTGGGAGCAACATGAGTCGGGCCGCTACGGCTGAGAATGCCGCCGACTATGGAGTCGCTACTGTGGCGGTAGTGCCCTACGATTTTCGACTTGATGCTCGCATAGGACAGTTAGGCCCCGCGTGATTGCGGGGCCATTTTATTTTCTTGCGGCATGATATAATTTTAATGGAAACATTGCCAATCGTAAGGAGTTTTGCATGGCAGACCCAAATACCGACGGAGAGGAAACCACTACTCCGCCGCCAACCGAAGAGGAACAGCAGACGGAAACCGTGGATGACGAGGTTAAGCCGAAAGAGGAGCCGGAACCGGAACCGAAGCAGGAGCCGGACGTTTCCGCACGACTTGACAGTATCGAAAAGGAAATAGCCGCACTCAAGGCCATGATGGACACGCTCGGATACACCGAACTCGCCCCCACTGATAACGACGAGGATGGCGACGGAGACGGCGAGTCAATCGAAGATTTGTTCGACTAAAATAGTTAGGAGATACATATAATGTCCAATATTCGACCACTTGCAGATAAAGGTGATGTTGAGATTTTCAACGCCGTCCGCTCCGCCACATCCCCCCAGTTTCAGGTGCGCATTCCGTCCGCGACGCAGGGCAATATCCGCAATGCCGTGGACACCATGCGCAACTTCCCCTACTTGCGCGACGAATTTACGGGCGTTTTAATTCAGCGCCTGATCGGGCTGTACATCCAACATGCGGACTGGGATGACCCGCTCAAGCTCATTGGCTCTCCGCGCACCCTCAAGCGCTACGGCAGCACCTACGAACAGGCCGCAGTGGGACTCGTCAAGGCACGCACCCGCAATTTCAATAAGGAATATTTGGGCGATGACGTTTACGGCCGCTACTCGCTGCCGACCGCAAGTGTGTTCCATCCCCTCACTTTCGATCATTATTACCCCGTCACCATTCCGGAAGACGCCTTGTTGACGGCTTTTGATGGCGAAAGCGGCATGTCGGATTATATCAGCGAAATTATGAACGCTCCAATCCTCTCGGATAGGAACGACATGTATTTGATGAAGACGCAGACGTTTGCCGAATACGCTCGTAAGGGTGGCTTCTATCGCGTGCATACCCCCGACGTTGGCAAGGCCGACTCGACGGAAGCGGACGCGAAGGGTCTGTTGCGTCTTATCCAGCAGGTGGCGAACGAGCTGAAGGCGTCGCCAATGAGTGCCATGCCGCGATATAATGCAATGTCTTGGGTGACCCCGTGGCGCGATTCGGAAGCAATCCTTTTCGCTACGCCGCAGGTTATCGCCGCACTCAACGTCGAAGCATTGGCCGCCGCATTTAACATCGATAAGGTCAACGTGCCGTATCGCATCATTCCGATTCCGGAGGACATGTTCGGCATCGGCGGTGCGGCCGGTAAGGTGCAGGCCGTCCTGACCACGGAAGACTTCTTCTTCTGTTGGGACGAAATGTTGGAAACCACGAACTCGCCGGTCAATCCGATTGACGGCACGCGAAACATCTTCTACAAGCATAGGGGGTCTATCACCCCTAATCCGTTCGCAAACGCCGTATTGTTCTGGACTGGCGAAGGCTCCGCCGAGTCCGTGACTCTGCCGGACACGCTCACCACCTCGAAGCCTGAGTTTACCTTGCGCGTGAAGAAGTATGGACAGCACGCCATCACCCCCGAAAATGTTTCTCGCGGCGACCTCGTGCAGGTTGAGTCCGTCATTACCAGCGCCAACAAGGATACGGCATCGTTCCAGCCGATTGGCATTGCATACGCCGTCGAGGGCGCGTCTTCGCAGTTCACAACTATCGACAACGGGGGTATTTTGCGTTGTGGTCTCGACGAGACCGCCGAAGCGCTCAAGGTCACGGCACAGGCCACTTATATTGACCCCGCCCACCCTGAGATCGACCAGACGGTTTCCGCCGCGTTGTCCGTGCCGGTGGTTGGCACTTGGCTTGGCGGCTGGAAGGTTGGCGCCATCGAGTCAATTGAGATTCAAGGCGAAAAGACAGTCAAAGTGAAAGACCATGTCGCGCTTAAAGCGATCGCCACCAAGACGGACGGCAACACCGCAGACGTGACCAACCTCGCACTGTGGACTGTGGACGCTCACGCGACCATCACCCCTAACGGTGTACTGACCGGAACCGCAGCGGGCGCCGCCAACGTTTCCGTGAAGTTCGCGGGAGCTACTGGAGCGGCAGAAGTCACCGTCACCACCGCCGCCTGACAATAGACGTCGGCTAGTAAAATAGGTGCGAGAAGACAATTCTCGCACCTATTGTTTTAGGAGGACTTTATGAGCGCAAATGATTTGCCCATCAACTTTTCGTACGCGAAATGGACGCCGAACACAAAGTTTAAACTTTGCAATGTCACGTGGGATATGGGCTACAGGGATATTGTGAAATGGGATAGGCAAGCCCAGAAAGAGTATTTCGACGGTTTGGATGGCATCGAGTTCACGGACTGCACGATGGCGAAATACGGACTTCCGGTGCGACTTCCCATTCCGTTCGCGCAGGCAAGCCAATATAATTATCTGATCGCCACGAACGACTACGACTTCGACACCCCACGCAGTTGGTATTATTTCATCCAGACGTGCGACTACATCAACGCCAACACGACGCAGCTGAATATCCAACTTGACGTGTGGCAGAGCTTCCAGCACGATATCCAATTGGGCAACGCCTATGTGGAAAGGGGGCATGTCGGGGTTGCGAACGAAAACGCGTGGAAAGACTATGGCCGCACCTATCTCGACCTGCCCGAAGGCTTGGATACCGGTAAGGCAATGGTGGTCACGGGACAGCAATACAAAAGTCTAATTGGCGAAACAAACGGCTATACGACCTTCGGCGTACTTGTGGTGTCCACTACGAAGCTGGACACTGACCCCGGCACGGCAAGCGCGCCGAAAACCACGTGCGCGGACGGCAGCGCCTTTGAAAACCATACAAACGGCACAGCATTATACTATTTCTCAGACGCTTTGGATTTTATCGCCGTGATGGGCGCGGGCGCTGAATATCCGTGGGTGACACAGGGTATTTGCGGCATATACGCCATTCCTCAGCTTCCGGAAGCATTGTTGAAAAACCAGCAGAAGCCGGGCGTGTTTTTCAATCATATGATTGACTGGCGTGGCGACTGCTACCGCTTGGAGATTCGACATAACGACGCTAAAAGCCGCTACGCCGACATTATCCATATCAAGGACTTCCGCGACAATTTCGAATTGCCGGAACGCTACAAGTATCTCAAAAAATTCCGCACGGCACCATACGCGGTACTGGAATGCTCGTGCCTTAACGGAACTGTGATCACTTACAACCCTGAGCAGATTCCAAGCTCTGACTTGACCATTCGAGAGTCGTGGGACTATGCACCCCCTTCTCCGCGACTCAATTTTTATCCGCGCGGATATAACGCCGGGAGTGTCGGCGAACAATCGCCATTGCCTAATAATTCCGGTTTGCCGATTGACTCGGGTGAAATGCTCAACGCAAGTTTCGGCATCACCAATTTCCCCACCTTCATGACAGTAAACAATGGTAGTGCCTTGGCCTTGGCTAACAGCGCCTATACGAGGGCGTATGCGCAACAGTCGGCCGATTGGGCACAGCAGAAAACGCAAATGGGCATCAACAACGCCTACGCTCAGGCCCAATTAGGAACGCAGTACGCAAGCGCCCAAAACCGTCTTGGCACGTCGAATCGTAACGCTATGAACGCCATTAGCAACCAGAGCGCGCAAATGGGTACTGACCTGACGCTGAAAAACCTCGGTTTCAACAATCAAATGGCACAGCTCAACACTATCGGCAGTGGCGTGGCGAACGCGGTTGGTTCTGCCGTCACGGGTAATGTTGGCGGCGTGGCCGGTGCCATTGCGGGAACCGCAATCGGCGCATGGACAAACCAAATGACCTATGATAACAACGTTTCGACGGCAAATCAGCAATTGGCGAACACGCAGACCACCAACAACGCATCGACTTCACAGGCCAACGCCTACAGTCTTGCGCAAACAAATTTGTCCAATCAGCAGACTATGCAGTTCGCGAACATGAACCGGCAGTTAGCGCAAGCCACCGCGCAAGGCGATTACGAGAACACGATTGCGGGCATTAACGCGCAGGTGCAACAGACACAAACGGTACCCCCTACAACGTCGGGAGCGCTTGGTGGCGACGCTTTTAATTTGGCGAACGGTTTGGTTGGTGTCATGGTGCGGTTCCGGCAGATACCACCGGCCGCCATGCGCTCCATCGGAGAGATATGGCTGCGATACGGGTATTACGTCCAACGCTTCATGCAGTTACCGGAAAATCTCATGGCAATGTCCAATTTTACATATTGGAAACTCCATGAACTGTACGTTCGCAGCTCGACATGTCCGGAAGAATACCGACTGACTGTTAAGGGTATTTTTGAGTCGGGCGTGACAGTATGGACTGACCCCGATAAAATCGGTGTCACTGATTATGCGGACAACGTGCCGCTCAGTGGTATCGCGTACTGACATATATAATGGAGAAGGCATATTAAGCTTTCTCCATTATTTTTTAGGACGGTGATTATGGGTAAACGCAATAACGCGCGTAAAGCCGCGCATTGGGATAACCAGAGCGTGCTTGGCTCGATGTGGGGCAATCTGAATCTGCCTGAAATGCGCCAAAGCTTGCGGATTAGCCAGTACATGAAATTGATTGAAATGCTGGCGGTGTCACGTTTCAAGTGGATTAATTTGCCCTCCTATATTGACGAGCGATATTTGGAACTGACTCTGTTTGAAAACGGTTTGGCCCTCTTTTTCCCAGACAAACGTAGGGGAGTCCATCGTTTTATGGTCACGTCCGGCAACATCGGCGGAGTCAACAACTATAACAATCCGACGTTATTCCAGCCCGTCGCCACGAATTACAGCCATCCTCAGATTGGCTCGAAGCAGTGTGTTCCGATCTGGGACAATCAATTGCGTTGCACCATGATTGATGTCATGTGGAATTACGCGACGCGATTGGCGATTGCCGACCGCGCGCTGGACGTCAACCTTGACAACATTTCAGTGCCGCTGATTATCGCCACGTCCGAAACCAACAAGCTCACCGCCCAAAACCTCGTGAAAGCGAGGGAAGACGGAGATCCATACATCTACGTCTACGATACCGCCGACATTACCGGAATGTTTCAGACGTTCCCTAACATGACCCCATTCTTAGCGGATAAAATCATTACCACAAAAACGCAGATTTGGAACGAGCTTGTTAATTACCTCGGTATCGATAACAGCACGACGGAAAAGAAGGAGCGTCTGCTTGAGTCGGAAGTGACGGCAGGCAACTCGCGTACCAACGTTTTTCGTCTGAGTTATCTCAAGGCTCGACAGCAAGCATGCGATACGATTAACCGGCTGTGGCCGCAAATGGCTGACTCGGGGCATCCTGTCGGGATTGAATGGAACGACACCACAAGTGGCGGACTCTTGGACGTTGACGGAAACAAGGAGGAAGAATAATGGCGCAGGATTTGAGCATGTACACCGTCAAAGACAGTATGGCGGATTATACGTTGACGCTTGGCAATCTGATTGCATGCGGTTTCGACACTGACGAAAAACTGCATTTAAGTGCGCGATATTATCCGATTTTTGACGAAAAATATAGAGAGAAATTGAACGAAAAAATCGTGGCACACTACGCATTACGTGAAATCGGCAGCGAAACGCCACAAATGTTCATTTTTTATCTAGGCAGGACAATGCGCGAACAAATGGACTATTTCAACCAACTCTATTTGTCTGCACAACGCAAGTTTGACCCGTTCATTACCTCGGACATTCGGCAGGAAATGGACTCTACGAGCGTCAACGAGTCCAGTGGCAAGTCTTCCGGCACTCAATCCAATAAGTCAACGGCGAACAGCACGTCCGACACCACCGCCGACAATTCCAGCATGACGTTTAATTCCGAATTTCCGCAAACGCGTATCGATGACTTCAAACAATTTGCCACCAGCGCAAGCCAAACGGACTCTACCGGCAACACGCATACCGCCACTCAGCAGGACAGTAGCACCACCGCGTCCAGTACTAGCAACACCGATTTTTCGCATTCGTCCGACAAAGGCAACAGTATGTCGCATACGATCGGCACCAGCGGTTCGCAATCTCAATTATTGCAGGATTGGCGTAATACCATGCTTAACATCGACATGATGGTGGTCAACTCACTCGAAAGCCTCTTTTTAGGAATGTGGGGCAGTGGCGACAACATGACCAACGTCCCGCAGCTTTACAGTACGAGTCTCGCTTATAACCTCGGCCATTAGAGTATACTTGACATTGACAGATTGGAGGATTATGAACGGAGTAAACCTATGCGCCGCGCCGCTTGACATTGACCCGCGGCAGCGCTATTTCACAACGGTTCAGCCTTTTTCGTACCGCGACACGTTGACCGTGCTCGGTTACGTGCAGGAGGTGGCCGAACATGTGGACGAATTGCGCGAACAGCTCGACAATCTCGCCAAAGATGAAAACGCGGACGTCGAAGCCATCAAACAGCTGATAGCCGGTTTTAACGAACAGTTCGAGCGCATCGATAAAACCTTGGATGATTTGGAAAAGCAAGTCGGGCAATACGAGGACAGTGCTCTTACCTATAACCCGACACGTGGCAAGCACGAGGACTCGAAAAACACTAACCGCGACATGTACCGTGAGCTTGCTGTTTTCGGCGCGCGCGTAAATCAAATGGCACAACTATCCACGCCAATGGCCGCCGCGCACACGTGCTTGGAGTTCGCGGTGCTTGGCAACAAAACCATTTTTCACAACAACGAGCCGCGTATTACGCCGCGCGACATACACGTGGACGATGGTGAACCCGTCAGCCCGCTATCGGTTGAGAACCTTGCCAACGGTGTAGTGGTCAACAATTTTATGAAAATCGCAAAATAATAGGAAGGATTACGGCAAATGACCAGCAAAACCACAAATTATAATCTTGAAAAGTATGACGCGACGGACGCGCCTAACCTTGAGGGGCAATACAATCGCTCAATGGACATTCTTGATACGACGTTGAAAACGCAGTCGGACAGGATTGACGCAATCCCGACACCGGAAAACCTTCCCGAGGGTTTGAAGGCGTTCGCCACCGCTCTTGGACTGAGCGCCGCTAACGCCAACGCGCTCGGCACCGCGCTTAATCATTTCCTCAACCGTGTTCCCGCAACCGGTGGCGGACAGTTCACCGTCAAAAACCTTAATGACACGAAGGTCACTGCGGAGGGACTGCCGTTCGTTTCCACCACTGCTTCAGGAGATTGACGGATATGGCAGACAGTCAGCAGACCACGCCAGTGGACTCCGCCGCATACGACATGACGCGACATTATGGACTGCCGCTTTATAATGACGTAACACCAATGGACATGCGCGACGGTTACAACCGCGCCATGCGCATGATCGACCAAATTCTCAATCAACTGCAAACTCAGATTCGAGAAAAGGATTAACATAAATGGCTACAGTATACACGAAAACCGACAATTACGGCCTGAACCTCTACGGGGACAATGACCCAGCCGATTTAAGGGACGGCTACAATGGCAGCATGCGCACCATTGACGATACGCTCGAAAAGCACCTTAACCGCATCGAGGGCGTGGAGTCGCGTGAAACGCACGACGAAGAAGTAGTCAAAGCACTGATCGGCGATAACACGGTTGACAGCGCAACCGCCGCGAAAACCAAGTGGAACAAGGCGGAGTCGGACGCCGCCGCCGCCACAAGCAAGGCCGACAACAACACGGCGATTCTCGCCGCGTTGGGAGCCGATACTGCGACGAGCGCCGCCGCTAATAAAACCAAATGGGATAAAGCGGGGGCGGACGCGGTAACCGCCATAGGCAAAGCCGATGATAATAGAACAATCCTCACCGCACTTGGAGCAGGCTCAACCGTTAATGCCATGGCGCAAAAAACCAAGCTGGACAACACCGCCACCAAAGTGGACGAACTTGCGAACGCACGTGTGGACAGCAAGCTTGACTCCCACTTTATTATCCACGCGCACCGCGGTTCCTACCGTTTCCCCGAAAACACGATGGATGGTATTATGTGGGCGGTGCGTCATGGGTATGTTCCTGAAATCGACGTGCAACTCACGTCTGACGGCGTGCCGGTCATTCTTCACGACACTTCCACCGCCCGCACCATGACGGGAACGGCGGCCAACGTATCCTCTATTACCTATGCGGACTTTATGAGCCGTGAAGTCAAGGCGAAAGTGCATGGTGGCAACACCGGCAAGCCGGTGAGCATGGAACAGGTGCTCCAAGCCGTGGGGGATAGTCCGGTTGATTTTGAAATCAAGTCGCTGAACAACGCCACCACCGACGCAATGATAGAACTGCTGCGAAAGTATAGCGCCACCGCAATTCATGAATTGACTTCGTTCAGTTGGGAACAATGCGTCCGCGCCGTACAAGGGGGTGTGAAATACGTGTCGCACACTTGGGATGTGGACGCCATGCCGCACTCTTGGACTGACATGAAAAATGCAGGCATTTTCTGCGGCAATCCGCGAGAAGACAAACTAACGTCGGCAATGGTCAACGCCGCGCACTCGGCTGGCGTCAAAATTAATCCGTGGCTTATTAATGACCACGTTGCGTATGAGCGTGTTACCGCGCTCGGCGTTGATGGTATCACGTCCAATTGGCCGGATTATGCGACAAAGCAGATGTGTCGCAACTTCACGCCGTTCAGCACCGGCGAAAATACTTTTATTCGTCCGACACGGTTCCAAGCGTATGGGCAGCAAGCGTATGTTGACGTTTCGGACGCGGACAGGGCTAAAAGCACGTATCTTGCGCCGGACGGACTGTTCCAGCTCGGTGACGCTGACGGACAGATGGCGGTTGAGCTTGTTGAGGTTGGACAGGTGACTTTGCCGGTGTCGATCGACCTCGAAGGTTTTATGTCACGCGTGCAGACCGGTACGGCTGGGGATACACGCAATATCGCAGTCGTGGCAGTCAAGGAAGCTACCGATATCGAGCCGTGGGAGGATAATAAGAAGGCTGGGCAAGTTGGCATTATCGCGGGCGTACGACGTAATGGTGCCACCTTCGGCGGTTTCTATCAAAACAATAGAGACACGGTGCCGTTTGACTCGACCGATACCAAGACGCCCGCCGTCGGCAATGATGATAGTGTCGCCGTGCATGCGTCCTTCGTCCTCGACAAAGACCATGCACGCATCATTTGGGCCTACTCCAATGGGCAGAATGGCGACATAACCACCGGCAACAACAAAAACGTCACGCTGCCGGACGAAAAATACCGGCTCTACCTGCGTGTCAACCGCAATTTCAAAAGCGCTTGGAAAATCAGGGTACGCCCAACCGATGGATTTCTCTATGAGAGCTGACAGACTATTTTAAGCGATAGCCATGCCACTATAATGGTGGCATGGCTATTACTTTTGACGATTGGATTAAGCAGACACAAGGCCGCTACTGGGACATGGACGGGGCGTATGGCGCTCAGTGCTGGGACTTGTGGGCTAAATACTGCATGGACTTGTACGGCGCTTCTGTATCCGATTGCATCACGCCAACCGGCTACGCCGAAGGAAACTACACAAGGTTTCCGACTAACTCTAAGATGGCTGCTATTTTTGAAAAGAAACCAGCCGATTATGTACCAGTGAAGGGGGATGTGGCGTTTTGGAATTTTTCAAGCCAACATACAGGCTCACATGTCTCCATCGTAATGGAGGATGGCGTGCACAACGGGCGTATCACCGTGTTGTCTCAAAACCCGAACCCCGCACAGCCCATGACGTTCGACCTAACCGCATTCCTAGGCTACCTTCACCCCAAGGCACTAGGCGAAGGTGGCGGCACGACGTCCACCGAAAAGAACCCCACGGGGGATAATAGCCACGGTTCCGCCGACTCCGCGCGCGGTGGCGCGTGGATACACTGGCAAGGCGACGATCTTTATTTACACGAAAGCGATAACGCTGGAACGCGGACTCGCATTTTCTACCGCACGACGGCCAATAATTTTTTGGAAAAGGCGTCGCAATCGCAGCCGTCCAGCGACAACGGGCAGGCGCATCCATCCGTGTCTTTGTCGGCGGAGAACTCTTATGCTCTCTATGTAATTGGCGCTGTGGAAGCTGGACTGCGGTGGGATGCAGTAGAAGCGGCCAACTTGCAGGGTATTGGCATTGCACAATGGAGTTTCGAGCGACGCCTGCAAGTGCTGAACGCCATGAAAGCCGCCGACCCAACCGGATACAATGCGTTCAGAACCGCCGCACCTGAGATCGCCGCGCTTATGGAGTCGGGTGGTACGTTTAAGCGTTCGCTCACTTCAGCGGAAGCGGCCGCGTTCCGCACGTGGGCGGCACGCAGTGAGTCGCGTGATGGTCAACGCAAGCAGTTTGCGGAAGACTACGCGGGCTATCCCAAAGAGTATAATGATGCGAAAATGCAAATTCTTTGGATAACGGCATATCACCAGTCGCCCGCTAACGCCCTAAAGGTGCCGAAAGCATTGAATCTCTCACAGCTTAAAAACAACATTCTAAGCACGTTTCCGTTCGGCCCATACACGACACGATATAATCAGGCATATTCACTTTTAAGTGTTTGGGATGGCAAGTCTAATCCGCCAGCGTTCTAAAAGTGTAGTATACTTAGTAACGGCGGTGGTTATGTGATGACCTTTCCACCTTGAACGGCCGCCGATGATAGGTTGGCGGAGGGCGTGCGAGTCATGGCGCACGCCCTCCACTAGCTTTTAGGAAGGGTTGTAAGCATGACATTACAGACGCTTGACGAGAGCGATTATTACGATCTACACAATCTGTTGACGCGGAACGCGCCGTGGAATTTCGTGATCGGCGCGCGCGGTTTAGGTAAGACGTTCGCCGCGAAACGGTATGGCATCAAGGAATATCTCAAGCACGGCCATGAGTTCATTTATCTGCGCCGTACGGACGTCGAACAGCATAGGAAAGAGACCTTTTTCAAGGATATTCAGGAATTCTTTCCGTCCTACGAGTTTCGCGTCAACGGCGAAAAAGGGCAGATTCATAAGGGGTCATGGGATGAAAAGGACTGGCGTACATGCTGTTATTTCGTCGCACTATCTCAGGCGGGCGGACTGAAATCAGTCGCTTATCCAAACGTGCATCTCATTATCTTTGACGAGATCTTTCCAGACAATCTCAGATTCTTAAGCAATGAAGTAAACTCGTTCAGCGAGTTTTACAACACCGTCGATAGGTGGCAGGATAGAACAAAAGTACTATTCCTGTCGAACGCGGTTCAAAAGGCTAACCCCTATTTCGCAAAATACCGTTTGGATATTGGCGCACAGCAGGCCAACCGGCAACAATATAGATTGTATTGCGGTGGTTTTATCTGTCTCGAACTAGCGGACTATGGTGGTTTTTCGGCCAAAGTCGCCAAGTCAAAGTTCGGGCGGTTTCTCGAAAAGTACGATGGCGACTATGCCGATTATGCAATACGTAACAAGTTCCGCGACGAGTCGGATACGTTGATAGCTCCGATTCCTAGCGACGGCGAGCTGTCCTACGTTCTGGACACCACCGATTACGCGCGTTTCGGCATATGGATATCCGTGTCTGAACGAGACGGACGTGTTTCACAATATGTTTCACGGCGTATTCCTAAAGACAGCACTCGCCCCGTCTACACACTCGACCCAAACCATGTTGACGAAAGGACATGGTACGTCAAAAAATCAGATGATATAATACGCCGACTCACAACCGGCTATCGACTAGGTAAAATAAGATTCGACGACTCACAAGTCAAAGCAGATTTTGGTTTGATAATCGGAGAACTGCTAGGAAAATAGGAAGGAACAGCAACAATGACAACAGCGGACGTATGGTGTACCATCGCAGTCACGTTCTTCATCACCACCGATTACGTAACCGGCGTGGCGAAAGCCATCATGCAAGATAATTTGAGTTCAAAAAAAATGCGGGAGGGGCTAGGCCACAAGTTCGCCTACTTCACTCTCGTACTGACAGCATGGTTTATCGACGAGGTTAACTTGCATGTCGATTTAGGGCTACCGGTGTCCGTATTCGTCTGCACGGTTGGCGGTATCTGCTTAATTGAACTCACGTCGATTTTGGAGAATATAACCGTAATCAATCCCGAATTAGCAGACGCGCCATTCATGCAGATCTTCGCACAGAACAACACCAAGCCAAGGCACGGCAACAAATGAACCGAATATTAGCGTTCGACGTGCTCAGCATTTTAGCCATCGTAGGATGGACGGCATACTGCTTATCGCGCCTTAAGACTGGACAGCGGTATCGTAAAGGAGCCGTCCAGCTTATGCTAGCAACCATAATACCGTGGCTCACAGCAATACTATATCTAACACAAACCGTGTAAAGGAGCAAAAAATGAACATCCAAGAGTGGATTAACTCAGTCAACGGCAAAACCATCGACATGGACGGCGCATATGGCGGACAGTGCTGGGACTTATGGAGTTCCTACGCGCGTCACGTGTACGGCATTCCAGCCGCCGATACGAACACCGTAGACGGATACGCGGCAAGCGTATACACGGCGCGGTACGAACGCAGTCGCGCATTGCAAAACGCTTTCACCAAAGAGTCAGCCAACTATACGCCAACCTACGGTGACGTGGCGTTTTGGAAACGCAGTGGCATGAACCATGTCGCCATCGTAATTAAAGACAACGGCAATGGCACAATCACCACCATGTCACAAAACCCCAACAAGGCCGGATACGTCAATATCGGTAAAAGAGGTATCATAGGCTACTTTCATCCACGCAACAGCGGCAACAACACCACTACTACCGCACGCGCCTGTCGAGTCAACGTTGACGTGCTCAACGTACGTTCAGCGCCAAGCATCCACAGTCAGATCGTGGCACAATACCGCAAAGGACAGACTGTCAACCTCATGAGTGGCACCACGATCGCAGACGGATATATTTGGGCACACTATGTCGGCGGTTCAGGCAAGACACGATATGTCGCGCTAAAAGCCGTAAACGGTACGACACAATACCTTGTATGACATAAGTAAAGCCCCTAGACTGTTGGCCTAGGGGCTTTACTTTTATACGTCAGTCTCCGTCATTAATCGAGATAACGTACTTACGGCACGGGCGCCCTTCCCTAGAACGGCTTTTAGCAGAGACCATGTTAATATCGTAGTCGTTGCTTAAGAAAACCTCTACGATACCCGCAAGCGCCCGCTGGAACGAAAGAGTAGAATTATCTTCCAGCCCATCTATGGAAGTAAAACCACTCCAAACTCCCTCAATAGTCACTTCGTATCGATTATCCTTCTCGAACTCGGTAACATATGCAGTAAAGTTAATCATTTTATTTTCCTTTCCCTTGAACTTGATAACTACATCATAACACAAACAAAACAACGACACGCCCGAAAACAAAACAAAGCAAAAAAATAAAAGACAGCTACCGAACGGCCGATAGCTACGGTTACGTTACCGTAACTTAGTCAAACACAGATTGTTGTATATACAACCATTGACACAGTGTCAATAAAAAAAACGACACGCCCGAAATAAAAAAACTTAACAGGCAAGCGCAAAAAAAATATAATAGAGGCGTAAACAAAACAAAGTAAAAACGAGAGCAAAGAACAAAAAAAAATAATACATAAATAAAAAAAACAG